TGGCAGCGAAGTAAAGGTTCGTTGGTTCAAGGACGGCAAGAAGTACGCATTTCGATGCGCTAAGGACGACCTAGAGCGTCTAATCACAAACGAAGGGGAGGAAGTTAGAAAGGTTTCTTTCTGATGTACTAAATGACTATTTTGCAAGAATACGTCGCAGCGGTCGCAGACCGCTCAGAACAGTATAAGGAGGCAGAAGCATATTACTCAGGCACCGTGCCTGAGCGCTTTGCATCAGCCAAGTTGCGTCATGCCCTACGCACTACCGGCCACAAGGGACAGCAGAACTATTGCCGTGTGGTTGTAGACGCAGTTCTACACAGGTTGGCTATTGCCAACATCGTTGCCGACACCCAAAGGGCAACAGACTTCATCACAAAGGTCTGGGACGACAACGAACTAGGGCTAGAGGCCTTTGAGATTCACCGCAGGGCATTGGAGTACGGCGACTGCTACGCACTCGTCTGGCCTAACGAGGAAGGCGAGTGGGAGGTTTCCTACGCGTCTCCACGCACCACAGGCATTGTGTATGACCCTGAGAACCCACGAAAGAAGTTGTACGCGGTAAAGATTTGGCAGCAGGACGCTAACACCGTCCGAATGAACGTCTACCACCGTGACCGCATCCAGAAGTTCTCAGCACGCGGTACTGAATACACCGTTGGTACCCAGTGGACGGCATTGGAAGGCGAGGACAACCCGTTTGGTGAAGTCCCTGTTTTCCACTTCCGCACACACAGGCCATTCGGCATGCCTGAGGCCTACGCAGCATATGGAGCGCAGGACGACGTTAACAAGTTGCTGGCAACCCACATGTTCACCGTTGACTACCAAGGCGCACCACAGCGTTACGCGTTGGCTATGACAGGTGACAACGAGGTTGTTGACTTTAACGACGACGACACCGAGCGCGAGAACATCGCTTCTCTAAAGGGAGAGCCGGGCAGCCTATGGTACCTAAAGGGTATTCACGGCGTTGGTCAGTTCCAGCCAGCCGACCCAAAGGTGTTCCTAGAGCCAGTCACGGCTTTGAAACTGGCTATTGCCAGCCTAACGGACACACCGTTCCACTACCTAGACAGGGGCTTCAACGTCTCTGGTGGAGAAGCACTACGCGTTGCTGAGGCACCGCTGTTGAAGAAGGTAGCCGATAGGCAGGTTTCTTTTGGAGCAACGTGGCGTGAACTGTTCAACTTCATCCTAAAGGCAGAGTCCATCAAGGCTCGCCTAGTCGTTGAGTGGGACACGGTCGAGTCATTCGACTCACTTTCCGAATGGGACGTGATGTTGAAGAAGATTAACGCTGGTCTTTCCCACCGTCAGGCTCTACGCGAGGGCGGGTACGAAGAAGCAGAGATTGAAAAGATTATGGCTGAACGTGCATTGGAAGCCCAAGAGGGTGCCTATTACACACGCAAGCCAGAGGCAAGGGTCTCCACGGACGACAACGAGACCTTCGCCAACCGCAATGGCCTAACCGAACAGGCTAAGGACAACGGCGGTAGGGGTGTCGCTGCCTGATGTGGAGCCGCATCAAGGAGGCCATGACCAACTTTGCCCCGTCAAGGGGCATCTGTTTGATTCTGGCTATCGGAATGATGGTTTATGGCATCACCCTATTGCTACCTACCCACGTCTTCGCTGGCAGCGCCGCCTTCGCTCTCATGGCTCAACTTGGTTCAGAGAACCTTTGGGGCGGAATCATGCTCGCTGGCGGGGCACAACTGCTGGTCGGGGTAGTCCGCAAGAGTATTGAGTCGCTGAGGCGCGGAGCCTTTATCGGCTTCATCCTGTGGGGTCTGTTGGCGGTTCTAGGAACCATCACAGACCCTACAGGCACCGGATTGGCGGTACGTGGAACGTTGGCACTAATGCACGCCTATATGTACTTGCAAGTCAAGATTAACGCACCGTTGATTACGGGCGAGATAAAGATTTCTGACGTTCACGATGTAGTGAAGGTCAGAGAAGAAGAACGAGCAAAAAACACCACAGGAGGAAAACATGTCAGAACAGACAAATGAGCAAGTCCAAGACCCACCAGCGGTCTTGGCAGAACTACGCAGGGCACAAGCAGACCTAAAGACTCTGCGCTCTGAGTTGGCTAACGCCCACAAGGAAGTCGAAACACTAAAGACACAGGTGTCAGACGATTCATGGCGCAGCCGTGCATTGACCGCAGAGATTAAGTCCACCCTGACCAGTCAAGGCATTAAGGACGTGGACAGGGTCTTGAAGTACGTGAAGGTTGACGGACTGGACTTTGACGACAAGGGCGAACTGATTGGCCTTGACGACAAACTAAAGGAATGGCGCAAAGACCTGCCAGAGGTCTTTGAACCTAAGCGCAGGGTGGGCGGTAGAGCAGACATTCATGCCGACTCAGTTGCAGAACAACAGGCTGACCCATTGCGTGAACAGGTAAGAGCAGCACTATCCCACTAATGCCGTCTGAATTTTGCATTAGAACAGATTAACAATTACAATAGAGGAAGAAAGAACCGAACTCTCAATTGGACGATTGGAGCCGGTTCGGACCCTCTGAATGACCGTGGGAATGGACGTTCCCTAAGCACTACAGATTGGAGTCCCTATCGAATCTAATTTTCTAATGAGAGGAGTTGAATAAATTATGACATTTACAGACCTAACAGTTGACAATGGCTGGATTCCGGTTCAGTACACCACAGACCCGCTGCTAAAGGACGTTAACGTCTCCGCAGTTGAGGCAGTTGCCCGCAAGGTCAACATGGTTACCGACCAAGCAAAGGTCCCACGTTTCGTTGACGACGGCGTTGACGTTGTTGCCGAGGGTGCACTTATCCCTCTAAACGACCCAACCCTTGACAGCGTCATTCTTGACGCAATCAAGTTTGCAAACCGCTACGCGTTCTCATCTGAGGACACAGAGGATGCAATCGTTGATGCAATGGCAGCCGCAAGGCGCACATGGCTGTCTAACTTCGCAACGAAGTTGGACAACGCATGCCTAGGAACCGTTGGCGCAGCCAATGGTGGCACGCGACCATTTGAGTCCGTGTATCAGGCAGTCGGAGCAGGTAACCGCACAGCAACCGCTGGCGCGCTTACTTACGAAGACCTAGTCGAGGCAGTCGGTGAAATGGAGAACAACGGTAAGGGTGGACTTGTAGTTATCGCTCACCCAGCGTTCAAGATGAGTCTACGCAACCTAAAGGATGCTGACGGCCTTCGCGTCGTTGACACCGCAGGTGTTCTAGGCGCAGGAGTTCCAACCGTCTTCGGACACCAGTTGGCATTCTCCGCTGGTGCAAAGACCAACACAACCGCGTCTGACGCACCTACCGGTAACCCGCTGTTGATTGTCGCTAACAAGAGCAACCTAATTCTAGGTGTTCGTTCTGGTCCAGAGTCTAAGGTCTCTGACCAAGAGCAGTGGGCAAACGACAACATTGAACTAAAGATGCGCGCTCGTCGTGCATTCGTTTTGGCTGAGGCAGACGCAGCACGCGTCGTTGAACTAACCGCAGCAGTGTGAGCCTAACGGCTTAGACGGCGGGGAGGGCAACCTCCCCGCCACCCAAATAACATGAAAAGGAATGATTAATTAATGGCAAGCAAGATGTATGGCAACTTCCTAGTTAAGGCTCTTAACAAGGAAGTCGATTTCGACACAGACGCAATCAAGATTGCACTAGTGTCTAGTTCATACACGCCTAATCAGGACACGCATGACTATTGGGACGACGTTGTTGCGAACGAGGTATCAGGAACAGGCTACACCGCTGGTGGAGCAACCCTAGCCTCAAAGACGGTCACCTATGACTCAGCAAGCAACGTGATTGTTCTTGACGCAGCGGACGCAGTATGGAGCGCAAGCACCATTACCGCACGCTACGCAGTCATTTATGACGACGCAGGAGCAACAACGGCCCAGAAGGTACTTATTGGTTACATTGACTTTGGTTCCGACCAGTCAAGCACCAACGGTAACTTCACAGTCACGTTCGATTCCACTGGAATCGTCCGTATCACCGTGGCATAAGGATTAGACGTATAAACATGGACGTGAGAATTGAGGCGGTCAGCATGACCGCAGACGTTGAAATGACCAAGGCGATTGTTCGCGCAATTGTCCAATGGTTCACTAAGGCGCTAACGCGAGTCGCGTTGGTCGCCTCATTCTCATGCCCAACCCTAGGTAGCCACAGCCTTAGTGCTGTAGCGCCAGACAACTACTTTGGAAAGGAACTAGCCGCAGCGGTCTAACCGCTTGCGGCTATTTTTATGACGTATACAGCAGAAGTAGCAGCAGACTCACCACTCTATTACTACAAGTTGGGTGAAGCATCGGGTAACGCGGTCAACAGCGGTAGTCAGGCAACACAGAACCTGACCGTTGCAGCCGGTGTTACTCGCGCCGTCACTGGTATTCCGGGTGGGCCAGACAGCGCCGTTACCTTGAACGGTGGCACCACAAACTATCTAACACAGGCCAGCCACAACGTTTCCTACGCATCGGACGATGTGTTCACAGTCGAGTCTTGGTTTAAGACCACAGACACAGACGCCACCATCGTTATGTGGTTCGTTAGCCCGTATTGGTACATGAACATCAGCGCCTTGGGCAAACTATCCTTCACTGCCGGTACCACCGGCATGACCAGCAGCGCATCAGTCAACGACAATGCATGGCACCACGGAGTAGCGGTAATCAATGGCACGTCACACAAGTTGTACCTAGACGGTGTTGAAGTTGCTACCGCCACCGGTGACCCCGGCACGCTAAGCACAAACGGTGTCTTCTACATCGGTGACAACCGTAGCCAGTTCTCACTAACGGGAACCGTTGATGAAGTAGCAATCTACAACTCAGCGCTTTCAGCCACCCGCATCCGCACCCACTACCTAGCCGGTATGAACTACGCAGACGCTGGCTACACCGGTCAGGCAATGACCGCTGACGTGGCATTCCCGGGTGGAGTCAAGCAGAACATCATTAACTACAGCGCCAGCCCAATGACTGCTACCGCAGCCATGCCAACTGCAAGAGGCTACGGCGCGGCGACCATCACTCCGTCTCGTGACGTTCAGGCCAACGAGACCACGAACCCGGTCACGGGCAATAACTCGGTCAGCCTAACCTCTGGCGTTGGCGCGCTGTTTGACTTCACACTTCCTAATGGCTTTAGCGACGCAGGACTAGTCTCGGCAACACTACGCGTCTACTTTGACTCCCGCGTTGCAGCCAACACCATTACCGTGCAGCCAATCACCGCTGCTTGGGATACCGCAGACGTTACTCACACATTTGGTACCGGCTTTACGCAGTCGGTGAGCGCGGCGGCAGGCTACAGGGACTTTGACGTTTCTAGCCTAGTCAGTACCTCTGGCTTTTATGGGTTGAGGCTACTTGGTGACGGTAACAACCGCAGTGTGCACATGGTCGAGTCGGCAGAAGACCCAATGCTTGTTCTGGCTTACGAGTCCGTTTCAACTCCGGGTGGATACACCGCTCAGCCAATGACCGTAGACGCAATTGTTGTGATGCCGTCTGTAGGTATTGCGGAGATTAACGCCGCTGACCCTATGACTGCTAGCGGCCTGATGGTTGACCCAATCGTTGCTGGCACGCGCACCGTTAACTACACAGCAACACCAATGACGGCTGCCGCAGACATGCCAGCAGGCGCGTTCGCAATCCAAGTCAACCTTAGTGCCAACCCAATGACGGTTGCGGCTGAGTTCGTTGACGCTGACGTTGAAACCACCATCGGCGTTATCGCCAACTCTGAGCCGTTCGCTGCTACCGCGTCATGGGTTAAGCCAGCCTTGGTCAACGGCTCACCGATTATCGTTGAGGAAGCCGAGGATGCCTACTTCCAGAGGGTCTTTGCCCTTGCGCCTAAGGTCTGGCAGCGTCTTAACGACGTTACCTCTACCGCTGTTGACCGTATGGCTACATACAACGGCATCTACTACGGCGTGGACTTTGGCAACTATGACGGTCCTGACGACAGGCACAGTGTCCACTTTGACGTTGGCGACTACCTAGAGCAGACCGAGCCGGGCGGCAGCAATGCAGACGAGGCGCAGATTCAGGACGGCTCTGCCGCTGCAACCACAGTCGAGTTCTCCTTTAGGACCGACAAGGCCAACGCTTTCCTAATGGCTGGTGCTGACTCCACACAGACCACCGCTGGTGTCCGCAGCAGTTATGCCGCAAGAGAACTGTTCTTGTCCAACGGCAAGTTGACTTTCCGCAGCCGCATCTTTGCTGGCACCCCTGACATGGTTGACAAGGAGTTCACAGGCGTTCGCAACCTAGCGGACGGCGAGTGGCACCACGTCGTCGTTAAATCCGGTGTCTACAGCCGTGGCGAATGGGCAACTGAACTGTGGATTGACGGCACCTTTGAAATCCGTAGGTTCTTCACCAACGGCTTTATGGGATTCCCTGACTACATCGGTTTCCGTCCTAACTACATTGACGGTTCCGAACTAGAGACCCTACCTCTGAGCCAAGGCTTTGAAGGTGACATGACTGAGGTTGTGTTCTACAACCACAACAACCTGCCTAGCCATGACATTGCACGCAACTACTACGCGTTCATGGGATGGAAGCCAATCGCGGCTGAGTCCATGGACGCAAGCGCGACGATTGTAGAGGCCAAGGGTGGCGGTAACCAGAAGAAGGCACTTTACCTT